GAAGATGACAAGGCTAAAAATCTTGCAACAACTTCAAAAGCTGCTGAGCCTAAGACAAAGTCTGGCATCATCAGTGCGACTGTAGACAAATTGTCTAGCATGAAAAAGGAAGACCTTCAAGCAATCTACGCTAAACTCTTTAATGAAGAAGCTGAAGAAATTGTTGTTGAAGAAGAAGCTACTGTAATTAGCGAAGAGCAAGTTCAAGAAGACCTAAAAGCTCTTATTGAATCCGACGCTAATTTATCTGAAGATTTTAAAGGTAAAGTGGCTACACTATTCGAAGCAGCTCTATCAGCACGCTTAAGTGAAGAGAAGCTAAAGCTTGAAGAAAAGTACATCTCTGAATTAGCAGAGGAAGTAGAAGGCATCCGTTCAGAACTAGTTGAGAAAATCGATGGTTATCTAAACTACGTTGTAGAACAATGGATGGAAGAAAATGAACTAGCAGTTGAGGCAGGTCTACGTACCGAAATCGCTGAGAGCTTCATGACTCAACTTCAACAAGTGTTCGTTGAGCACTACATTGAAGTTCCAGAAGGTAAGGAAGATCTAATCGACGATTTAGCCGAACAAGTTGAAGAACTTGAAGGTAAGCTTGGCCAAGCTACTGAGAAATCAGTTAAGATGGCTGAAGAGTTAGAAACTCTCAAGCGTACTCAAATCGTTGTAGAGGCGTCTGAAGGTTTAGCTGCTACTGAAGCAGATAAGCTTAAGTCTCTCGTTGAAGGTATTGATGCAGAAGATGCAGAAGACTTCGCTAAGAAGGTTGCTATCGTAAAAGAAGCACACTTCAAGAAAGAAGCTACTGTGACTGACGCTCAAGAGCAACACGAAGATTCTTCTCTAACTGAAGAAACTACTACATCACCACGTATGGCAGCTTACCTAAGCGCCATCTCCCGTTCAGTAAAATAAGAAGGAAACATAAAAATGTTTTTAGCAGAACAAGCACAAAAGAAGTGGTCTGAAGTTATCAACCACGCTGATCTCCCAGAGATCAAAGACCCATACAAGCGCGCCGTTACAGCGGTTATGCTTGAGAACCAAGAGAAGGCTCTTCAAGAAGAGCGTTCACAATCTAACTACCTAAGCGAAGCTGCTCCAGCTAACGCAACAGGTGCTAGCGTTGCGAACTGGGATCCAATCCTTATCTCTTTAGTACGTCGTGCAATGCCAAACCTAATGGCATACGATGTTGCATCAGTACAACCTATGTCTGGTCCAACTGGCTTAATCTTCGCGATGAAGTCACGTTACACAGCACAGAACGGTACAGAAGCGTTATTCAACGAAGCTGATACAGACTTCTCTTCATCTTCATTCAATGGTAGCTCAGGCACACCAAAGAATGGTACACACGGTGGTTCATCTGATTCCCTACCAGGAACAGATACAACAGTTAACGTTGGTGGTACAGGCACTGCTGGTACATCAGCTGCTGACACTGTTGCTGACCCATTCGGTGTTGGTGGTGGTATGACTACAGCTGAAGGTGAAGCATTAGGTGATGCATCTTCTAACAGCTTCGGCCAAATGGCATTCTCAATCGAGAAAGCAACTGTAACAGCTAAAACACGTGCGTTAAAGGCTGAGTACACAATGGAATTAGCACAAGACCTTAAAGCAGTTCATGGTCTTGACGCTGAAACAGAATTAGCTAACATTCTTTCAGCAGAAATTCTTGCTGAAATTAACCGTGAAGTAATTCGTACAATCAACGTTAAAGCTAAGTTAGGTGCTCAAACAGCTAACATCACTTCCGCTGGTACATTCAACCTAGTAACAGACGCTGATGGCCGTTGGTCAGTTGAGAAGTTCAAAGGTCTATTAGTTCAGTTAGATCGTGAAGCTAACCAAATCGCTAAAGAAACACGTCGTGGTAAGGGTAACTTCATCATCTGTTCATCAGATGTTGCAACAGCTCTTGCAGCAGCAGGTGTTTTAGATTACGCTCCAGCTATGTCTACAAGCCTACAAGTTGATGACACTGGCAACACATTTGCTGGTACATTAATGGGCCGTATCAAGGTTTACATCGATCCATATGCAACTGTTGACTATGTTAACGTTGGCTATCGTGGTTCAAACCCATACGACGCTGGTATGTTCTACTGCCCATACGTTCCATTAACAATGGTTCGTGCAGTTGATCAAGGTACTTTCCAACCTAAGATTGGTTTCAAAACACGCTACGGCATGATTGCAAACCCATTCGTTGGTTCAGCACCAGGTAACGACACTGGCTACAACCGTCAGAACCAATACTTCCGTATTTTCAAAGTATCTGGTCTTCTAGACAACGC